CATCGCTCGCAACGGCAGTCGTTGCCAAGGGCGGCGGTGGCGGCGGCGGTGGAGCATGGGTTCACCGTGTGTTCGCGGCCTCCGACCTGACGGCCACGGTCGCGGTCGGCTTGGGAACGGGCGGCACGGCAGGTGCTCGGGGGGCTGCGGGTGCGGCTGGTGGCGTGGGTGGCGTGGGTGGTAATGCCACGTTTGGCAGCTACCTGACGGCCTACGGTGGTGGCGGTGGTGCTGGCGGTGCTATCTCTGCGGTTGTAACGGGCGGCGGTGGTGGTGGTGGCGCGGGTGGCGCGGGTGGTGTAGGTTCGACCACGGGCGGCACGGGTGGTGTACCAACTGCAGCGACCAACGGCGCAGGCGGGCAGGGTGTCACTGGCACTGTCGCTGTATCGACCACTGGTAATGCAGAGTTTGGTGGTGGTGCGGGCGCTGGCTCGGCGAACCCTCCGGTGGCATCCAGTCTCGGCGGGTCTTCGCTGCGCGGTGGCGGCGGTGGGGGAACTGGTGGCGGGCACACGGCCACACCCACCGCGGTCATCGGCGGCGCAGGTGGTGCCAGCGGTGCGTACACCGCAGGCGGCGGCGGCGCTGCTGGTACGGACGGCGGCGCAGGTGCGGCTGGTGGCAATGGGGCCGACGGATCGGCAGCCAATTCCTCGCGCGGTGGTACGGGCGGCGGTGGCGGTGGTTCGACCATCCTGGCCTCGGCGGCTGGCGGCAATGGCGGCGCGGGCGGCGCAGGCGGCGGCGGTGGCGGCGGGGGTGGTGTAGGAATGAACCCCGGCCTGGGCGGCAACGGTGGCGCAGGCGGCATCGGTTACTGCATCGTTTACTGCTGGTAAGTCATGGCGCTGAAGGGGACGTTTGATCCCGCACTGATCCCGGTCGCGTGGTTCGATGAAACTGCGCAGCCTGCGGGTTGGTTCGACGCCAACCTGCTGACGACGGCGACCGTCCAGCAGGTCCGTGTTTCGTGGCTCGAGATCGAGGCCGGCGCTGCTGGCCCGGCCACAATTACAGAATCTGCGAGCGCGACCGATGCCGCAAGTGCGACCACAGCCGCCTCGACCAGCCTCACAGAATCCACCAGTGCGACCGATGCGCCAACCGCAACGGTATCGTTTCCCGCTGCAGGATCAGAATCCACAACTGCAACTGATACTGCATCTTCCGCTCTCGGTGCTTCGGCCGTAACCAGTGAGTCCGCAACCGGCACCGATACATCATCGGCAACACTGTCGACAAGCGCAAGCTTCACCGAGTCCACATCGGCGACCGACGCGATCTCATCTGCGCTCGCTGCAACGGCTTCGATTTCCGAATCTGTTAGCGCCACCGATGACACCAACGCTACGGTCGGTGGGGGAACATCAGACGCTGCTGAGACCGCGTCGGCCGCAGACACAGCCTCCGCCACGCTGGCAACTGCAGCCAGTGTCACTGAGCCGGCAACGTCAACAGATACCAGCGCCGGTGTGCTGGCTTCCGCCGTGGTTGTTTCAGAAGGCGCGACGGCCACCGATTCGATCACCGCAGCACGCGAGGCAGCTGCAGTCATCACCGAGGCCGGTTCTGCCACCGACAGCGCCAGCGCGTTGGTGCAAAGCAGCGCATCGGTTTCTGAGGCTGTATCAGCCGCTGATGACGCAGCGGCGTTCAGCGCCTTCCTCGCGTCCATCACAGAATCTGGCAGCGCACAAAGCACGCAAAGTGCATCACTGCCCGGTACAGGCGCCACGGCAGAAGAGGTCTGGAACTACATCCTGAGCAATGGCATGACGGCGGGCGAAACACTGGTCGAGCTGCACCTGCTGATCGATGAGCTGCACCGCATCCACGGACTGAACGCATCCGCAGTGCTGACCGTGCAAGCGACTCAACGCGCTGCTGGGGCCATCGTCCAGTCGGTCAGTGAACTGGCTGGCATGGTCACGGTGACGCGAGTCTGAGCCATGGCAACCGCAGAAGAAATCTGGCTGCAGCCCGTCGGTGGAACACCTGCTTCAGACGTGCTCCCCGCTGCGCGCGTGCTGGCGCGTGATCTGCACCATGTGCATGGCCTCCAATCCGGCCAGCCTTTGGTCGTGAGTCCTACCACGCGACAGTCTGCCGATGTCGACCAGGCGCTGGCCGAAGCTGCCGGCGTGACCACCGTCACCCGCAACCCATAGCCTATGCCACTCGCAGCAATCGGCGTCGCCCTTCAGGGCCTCGATGCTCCGCTCTCGGCGATCATGGCCGCAGTGCAGGGGCTGCTGGTCTCAAGCGTGCAACCGTTTCTGTTCGAGAACCTTGGCGGACTGGTAGCCAAGCCCAGGCCACGCCATCGAATGCGGCGCTGGTCGTCGATGGCGGCAGTCCCGACGCCGTGGCAACTGCTCATGGAAGCCGAGCGGGCCGACGAAGAGGACTTGTTTTCCATCGGTGTGCTGTGACCTTCAAATTGTCTCAAGTTGACCCCGAGACTTGAGACAGAAGGGCGCAGACCATGGCGCCTCATGACGACGCCCAACACTGTAGGCCCTGCGGCCAATGCGCGCCACGCGGCGCTTCCCCTCGCGGGGCGCTTGATGGAGTTGCGAGACTTCGTCCGACTGGCCCCCGTTCATCCTGGGGCAACTTCCAGCGGCCTTGCAACCCGGGCTGCTGAAGACCCTGCGCAGCCCCCGATTGCGCAGGCCAAGCTGGTCTTCAGTGCTGGAGCTTCTGTTCGTCGCTACGACTACATGCGCGAGCGGTACTACAACGAGGTTCTGGTGGTCGAAGACGGTGCCATCCGTCTGGATCGGCTCAACCGGGGTGCCCCTCTGCTCAACAGTCACAACAGTCGGGATCTGGAAAGCGTGCTTGGCGTGGTCGAGTCGCCCATGGTCTCCAACGGACTGGGCACCTGCGATGCCACATTCAGCCGCCGTGAATCGGTGGCCGGCTATGTCCAGGACGTGGCTGACGGTGTCATCCGCAATGTGTCCGTGGGATATGCCCGCCATGCCATCCAGATGGTGCCGCCCGAAAACGAGCAGGCCCTGTGGACCTACCGGGTGATCGATTGGGAGCCAATGGAGGTATCCCTCGTTCCGATCCCTGCCGACATGGACAGCCAGGTCATGCGCAGTGCTGGCAACAGCGACCCAGCCACAGGCGCCGTCTATGCCGATGAGGCCGTGCGCACGTTCGCATGTGAATTCTTCGAGGCGCCGGCCATCGAGCCCGCTCCTGTCACCCGCAACCAACCCCGGGCTGATGCCCATCTTCCGAAAGACCCCACCATGACCGAAGCCGAACTCCAGGCTCAACGGGAGCAGGAAGCTGCAGCCCGCAATGCCGCCGTCCAGCAAGCCGCAGCCGAAGCATCGGCCCGTGCTGCATCCATCGTCGACCTGTGCGCACGTCATCGCCTGCCGCAACTTGCCACCGGCCTGATCTCTGGCGGCAAGACCGTCGACGAAGCCCGCACCGCCATCCTCGACGAGCTGGCCCGCAGTGACACCGCTGCTGGCGGACACCTGAACGTGCGCGTGCAAACCGTCACCGACGAAACCGATACCCGCATGGCCGGCATCACCGAGGCCATCACCTCGCGCGTCGATGCCAAGGCCAAACTGACCGACAACGGTCGTCAGTACCGTGGCATGTCCCTGATGGAAATCGGGCGCGACATGCTTGAGTCGCGCGGAGTCAACACCCGTGGACTGGACCGCATGCAGCTTGCCACTCAGGTGCTCACGTTCCGCTCGCCTGGCATGCTTACCACCAGCGACTTCGGCAGCCTGCTTGCCAACGTCGCCAACAAGCGCCTGCGCAATGGCTACGAAGAGAACCGGCCGTCTTACCGCATGTGGGCACGCCGCGCACCCAATGCGCCCGACTTCAAGACGATGACCGTTGCCCAGCTCGGCGCTGCACCCGATCTGCTGCAGACCAACGAGCACGGTGAGTTCACCTACGGCGCCATGACCGATGGCAAGGAAACGTATGGCGTGACCACTTACGGCCGCATCGTTTCGCTGTCGCGCCAGGCGCTGATCAACGACGATCTGCGTGCATTCGATCGCCTGATCACAGCCTTCGGCAACAGCGCGGCCCGCCTGGAAAACCGCACTGTCTACGGCATCCTGACGACCAACGCTGCCATGAATGACACGGGCGCGCTGTTCAACGCCACGGCCGTCACAACGGCTGGTGGGCACGCCAACCTGACCAGCGGTGCTCCATCCGCGCTGCAAGCCTCCGCACTCGTCACATCGCGTGCCGCGATGCGCAAGCAGAAGGGCCTGCAGTCCGAAGAGCTGAACATCGCTCCGGCCTTCCTGATCGTTCCGGCCGAGCTTGAGCAGACCGCGTACCAGTTGACCAGCTCGCAGTATGTGCCGGCAACCACCTCAACCATCAACGAGTTCCGCGCGGGCGGCCGCACGGCGCTTGAGCCGATCGTCGAATCGATCCTCAGCGCCAACAGCGCCACGGCCTGGTATCTGGCCGCTGACAGCGCCAGCGTCGACACGGTCGAGTATTGCTACCTCGACGGCGCCGAAGGCCCGGTCATCGAGAGCGAGATGGGCTTCGAGGTTGACGGCCTGTCCTACAAGTGCCGCCTCGATTTCGCAGCCAAGGCCATCGACTGGCGCGGCATGCACAAGTCGGCCGGCGCTTGATCCGAGCCACTGACATCTCAATCAGCAAGGAATCAACATGATCACTTTTGTTCAAGACGGCGACGTACTCACACTGAGCCCGGCAGCCGATGTGGCTTCGGGCGTGGGCTACCTGTTCGGCACGCTGTTCGGTGTCGCAACCGGCGCGGTCCTGTCGGGCCAGCCTGGGCAGTTCATCACCGAGGGTGTTGTCACCATCGGCAAGACCAGCGCTCTTGCCATCGCCGTTGGCGACCGCGTCTTCTGGGACCCGGTCGGCAAGGTCGTGAACAAGACGACGATCGCGCAGCAATGCGTTGGCGTCGCGGTCGAGGCGGCGGTGAATCCATCGGCGACGGTCAAGATCAAGCTCGGCCCGCTGGTGCCAGTGGCGACCTGATCGAACGCAGGCCATGTCGTTTGCCGCCATCGAGGCTCAGGACAACGCTACCGTTTTCGGGGCGTTGACCAATGCCACGGCCACCTACACCCCGGGAGTCGGCGATCCCGTCGTCTTCCCGGTGGTGT